CTCATCTACAGCAGCCCAAATCGAGACATAGTTTCTAGCACCCGCAGGGTCCACCACCTGATAAATGGTGTATCTCGCCTTATTGGACACATCGGGAAACTTCATTCCATACTTGTTCTCCTTGTCATCACTCAACACATTCACCTCAGTGTTGAAGAGAGGAAGGAGAGAAGTCATGCTTTTCACCGGAACACCATAAGCACGGACCAAAATCTCTTCATCCGGCCTACCCTTCAAATCCTTCGCTATACGCTCATACCCCCCGAATGGGTTTTCATCGGAATGCAGATAGACCACAGAAGCATCCCTAGAGGGGCTGTATTGCCGCACAGGGACTTCGCGGCCCTTGATGAGGGCTGCACCCCGCATCTCAAGCGTTTCGACGTTCTTGAGGTAATCAGAGATGAATGGAGTGTAACCATCTATGGGGGTAAAACCCACACCCATCACGGCATCTCGGGTGGCCAAACGAAATCTAAGCGTGTTGACTAGCGTAGCGTCACCCAAATATTCATCCAACCAAGCACCAATATTGATCCCCACCGGATCCGGGAATCCATATTCGAACCCCTCAAGGATGGTCTGGTTGTTGCTAAACTGAGTGTATGTCTTGAAATCGACCCTGGTTCGGGTATCTGGAAAGATGAAACTCTTGCCCGTAAAGCCATTCTGCATGGAGAAGTTGATGTAACCATCCATGCTTTTAGTCTTCTTCTTCATCTCCTTGGGCATCATCTCCCATATGGCAGCTTGCTGCACCTTGATGGAGGTGTCTTCATTCTGGCTAAAGCACACCACATGGCCATCCTTGCTTTCCGTAACAGCCTCCATCACTATCTTCGCAAAGCCAGTGGTCTTGCCAGACCTGTTCCCCCCGAGAGCTAAACACTCATTATAGCTTTGCAACCCCTCGCGGATGCGTTCCCAACCCGGCAGATCAAATCCATAGCGTATGGGATCGCTAACGCTAGCCTCTATACGCCCCTCATGGGCTTTGTGAAGCTGCTTGAGCAGTGGGAGATTGTTGTCGTATAGCCAAACTATCTCCTCCGCCGTCGGGGCTTCAAGGAAGGGGTGTTCCGTAAAACTAATCATCTATCCAATCGATGTTCTGCAACTCTTGTTGAGACTTCTTCGCAACAAGGGCTAGCATCACCGCAAGGTTTTCCTGGTAGTTCTCAAGATCCATTTTGTTAAAGATGTCATATTCAAACCCATGATTTGTGATGGACGCCACCATCACCGTCTCCCAATCGGGGACAATGGTGTCCAGGGATTTCCGGACAAGCTGCATGTTTTTGTTCATATTACTCAATGATCCTCCTTATTCCATGCCTTATTGGCGGTGCGACAAATGGCCGTCTTTCTATGGTGGAGGAAGTGGGAATCGCACCCACGTCCGAAAACATCTCTGCTTTCGTCGAATCTATGTTTCCCCCGAAAATGCGTTGCCAGCCACGATCGTATGCGTCCCGATCGGTGGTCCTATCCCTATCACCCTTCCCGCTCATCTACCACCTCCGCAGGTATAGCCTCATTGGCCATCTGGTTGCGAGCTTGCTCCATGAGCTTCTTGTAGTCGTCATCCGTCCACACCTTCTCCTCACGGCTGATACTCGTTGCTTCCCCCCGAGCCAGCATAGCCTCGCGGCTACTGTTGGCCTTAGCGATGGAAATGTCCTTGATGTCCTTAAAGGTGGGCTTTAGCTCACCACTATCCATCCCCTCACGCACACTCTCAATCATATCCTCCTCCAGGCTAGTGATGTTCAGGTAGGAGTAGGAAGCTAGCTTGCCCCCGAGTTCACGCCATTTGCCTAGCTGGTCCGCATAGGTGGTGATAATGCGTATTACCGTGGACCTATCGTAGCCATACTTCTTGCATAGGCAGGTTTGGGATTTGCCTTGAGCATGGAGAAAAAGAATGCGAGCAGCTTTCTCCGGGTTGTACCGCTCAAGGAGTTTAGCGTGTGGAGGAGCAGCAGCCTCAGCTCGACGAAGTTCGTCTTCAATGGATGCTAGTAACTCGTGCTTTATGGCTGCTTTATCGTCCTCCACGATGGGAGAATATCAAAATGGGGCCATGAAGTCAACAATTTTTTGAGGGGCAGTTTATGAGTAGTTGCCAACCGTGCGTCCGCGGGTACACCCCCCCCTCCTACTTTACGTTTGGCTCGTCACTGTGCATGGTCGTGACGGGGTGCATCTAGGCGGAAGTGGCTAGCCGCGTAGCGGAAGATGGTATCGCGAAGCGATCTAGCCGCGAAGACGGCGGCGATGCGAGCGCAGCGAGTCGCTATTATTACCCCCGACGCGGCGAGCGAAGCGAAGACACGCGGCGGGCCGTTCGGAAGCGGACACGCGGAAGCCGGAAGCGGTCGCGCGTGGGTGTCGCTTTCGCTTCCGGCTAAGGGATGGGTTCCGGCGTGGTTAGTAACCCATGAGGAGCAGGACCAGGATCAGGAGCGGCGTCAGGATCAGGCAAAGTCCTACGATCAGGGCGGCCTCCGTCTGTTCGTTGGGATCCCTCATCGCCAGGCCTCCCGGATAGCGATCCAGACAATGGCTTGCAACTCAAACCCGGCCAGGCCGTCACGCTCGGCGGCCTCAAGGTGTAACCGCTCTAAGCGGCGGTATTGGCATTCCGTGGGCGACTCCTGACATTCCGGCGGGGCTGGCAGCCGGGCAAGCTCGCCAGGTGGGACGAGGGCGGACCGCATCGCCCAGCAGTCGATGGTAACCCGGGCCGGATCTAGGCGGCTGATATTGAGGGCGAACGCGTGGCTTTTCGGGGCGGAGTCGCTGATCGGCTCGCCATGAAGGGCGGCCCAGGCCTTGCGGCGGTTGGCGTGCGGCGTGCAGACCGTCACGCTCTCCTGGGGTTCTCCGGCGGCCCAAGCGGTCGCCAGGTTCTGGGCGTCTTCGACGTTACGCTCCCAACGATTGCGGGGGCTGAGGGCCGCAATCACGTTGGCGGCGGCGTGGCGGGTGATCCCTACGCGGGCCGCCAGGTTGGCGGCTATTTCCTGGGCGGCCGGATACCAGGCCAGGCCTTCGGCCCGTTGGCGATCCGTGGCGGATCGGAGCCAGGAGCGAAGCCGGGCCATGATGGCCCGGTCGCTAGTGGTGGCTAGTTTCCTCATCGGTCAACCCCCTTGTTCCGTAGGGCGAATGATTGGCCGTGGGCGTTCAGGTAAGCTCCGTCACTCTTGGTCAAGGGGGCGTCCCAATCGAGGTCGCAGCGGAAGCTGTCCACCTTGAAAGGGTTGTACCAAACCTGGGCCGCAGAAAGGGCGGTAGTGGCTGGGGTGAAATACCCAACAGCGAATGCGTGGACATTTTTCTTACCGTCACGGATAACCCGGCGGCGGCCGGGTTGGCTAACCGTCCATGCGACGTCCTCAAGGGCGACGCTGTCGGCGTGGGCTTTAACGATTCCGTCCTGCTGGATGGAGTAGCAATCGCGGGTCAGGTTCCGATAAACCCGAACTGGCCGGGTGAGGTCCAGTTGATACCGGGCCGGG